GTTAAATACGGCTCACGTAAAATAAATACATAATCAATGTTTGTTCTCAGGTTAGGAGGAATACCCAATGGATATTGCATAGTAATAATCAGCATAATTTTCCAGTGACGACCATTCATAAATAACAATCGCATCATTTTATCACGCGTCCATCCTTGGTCATATAGACAATCATCCAAGATAACAAAAGCACGAGGGTCTATTTTTGAGCGATTATAAGTTTGTATTTCTTTGTTCATTTGCTTTAATGCTGTCTTTTGGCGTCGAAGAATATTCTCGATCAAAACGGTATTGTATTCTTCGTGGATGAATAACTTGGGAACGTGTTCGGAATAAAAACCATTACCTGCTTCTGTTCCGGATATAACCGTTCCAATGGGAATATCTTGATGGTAAAATAAAAGGTCTCTTACCAAGAACGACTTACCAGTATCACGACGACCAATCATAACAATTACCGGACCTTTGTTTTCATTTGGTCTAAATGTAATTTCCCTCATGTTAAATTTTTTTAATTCTAATGACATACGTATACTAATCAATTACAAGTTTTTCATTGATTTCAAACGAAGAATATCTATCAATATATACAAAATATCAATTAGAAATAGATAGAATAAATAATTTGACTGTATTATCACAATAATAATTATTGTAATAATAGTTTTAGGTAGATGGGTTTAAATATACCATTTATTTTGTATTTAGGGATTATACTTCTAATGAAAGCCCAATTATCAGAAAAATTTGTTACTGAACAATACCTAAGAGAACAGTCTTTTTCCACTATAAAAGACCAATTAAAAAACAACGTATATAATTTACAGCATTATTTCCCATTATATGACCACTTTATTACTGATACTTCGGCAAATGAGAATATTGCATTAAATCACACATATCACATTGTCGATTTACAACACAGTTATCATAGGTCTAATAGCAAAGAGGTTGTGGAAACTCCTATTTTTATAAAATATTCTCCATTATTGGATCCTTTGCGATACATGGTTGGTAAATATAACAAGCATAATGACTTGCGAACATTACCTTCTACCGTGAATAATGAACCAGTTCATCCTAAATTATTAGACTGTAATAATGCTTCTTATGTAGATGGGTTCTTTTGCTTTCTTACCAATCAAATGAAACATCATCATGGATTTGTGCACGGTCTTGATTATTATGGTTCTTTGTTGGGAATTCAACATAAATTTAAAATAGATGTGGAAGATGATCTTGACTATTTGACGGATTCTGAATTTTTTAATGATCATCTGGGAAAACTATTTACTGTTGAAAATGTTTGTATTGAAAAGTTTGTTTCTAATAGCACACGTTCTAAACGTGATAAACTAGTTATTAAAGGTTCTACGTTGAAATGTAATATTACTTACAATAACCTAGAATCCCTTTCCAGTGATAATGATACTGCCTTAGCTCCTCTTGAATTGGTGACCGATATTTCACCTCCTGAATTGGAGATTAATGAAGAATTACACAATAGTGATGATGACAGTGATAATTCTTCCATTTGTAATACCAGTGATTCGGAGATGGAGGAACTAAGTGAATTGGAACAATGTGAGGAAGATGAGGAAGAATCTAGTGATGATTCTGACGGTGAAGATTCTTCACCAGTGTATGCTTATATTGATGATTTCCCTGTACAACTGATTTTTATGGAAAAATGTACGAACACATTGGACCACTTGTTTGAACATAACAATGTGACGGATGAATCTGGTTCTGCTTGGTTATTTCAAATTATAATGATTTTAGTTACATATCAACAGTGTTTTTCCTTCACACACAATGATTTACATACCAATAATGTTATGTTTGTAGATACCACTATTCCTTATTTATATTACACATACAAACAACAAACGTATAAGGTTCCTACGTTTGGAAAACTGTTTAAATTAATTGATTTTGGACGTTCTATTTATAAATATAATGGACGAACTTATTGTAGTGATAGCTTTGCACCAAGCGGAGATGCTCACACTCAATATAATTGTGAACCTTATATGGATGACACAAAACCGCGTCTAGATCCTAATCCCAGTTTCGATTTATGTAGATTATCTTGTTCCATTTATGATTTCATTATGGATGAGGATTGTAAGAATTGTAAAGAATTACAAACCACCATTCAACGCTGGATTGGAGATGATTTTAAAAAGAACATTTTATACAAAAAAAACGGAGAAGAACGATATCCGCAATTCAAACTTTATAAAATGATTGCGCGAACCGTTCATAATCATGTTCCCGGATTACAATTAGATTATCCATTTTTCAAACAATATGTATCGAAAGAAACTGTGGACAAGGAATTAGTAATGAATATTGACTCTTATCCTATTTATGTAGATTCGCAATAAAAATAGGGGTATGGTGCCTATTTTTATTGTCTTTGTATGTTTATTTACAGTTTGGGTGTAATGTATTTGTTCTTTTTGTTCCAATATAAGCGCGTTCTATACCCTTTGATGGTATTGTTCATTAGAAACACTTTTGCGGGGTCACCGTATATCCAATACTGTTCAGGAATCATTTTCATTGCTCTTTTATATTGTTCCACTTGTTGTTGGTAAGCTTCATATGCATAGAGGTCAAATTGACACTCTGTGTGGAAATGCCCTTTCTGGTTGCAATTAACACATAGGATATTGTCCATCTTGGTAGTTTTTCGTTTGGGTGTTGTTCTGTTTAATATGGTGAACATTGATTGGTTTATTATAGTTCATCAAATTGTTTTCAATTTTTCATATACTTCTCTCTGAATTCATCCGGTGTCATCACTGGTATGTTGAGTTCTTGCGCTTTTTTCGTTTTTGACGAAATATCGTCTTTTGATTTTACAATGAGAACCCAAGTATGTTTATTTACAGTGTTTATTAGTTCTCCTCCGTGAGTTTCCAATGCTTGAATAATCTCCTTATCACGCACTTTAGTCATAACTACTTTCTTTTCGTAAAATACATGACTGGTATCTTTGGGTTTGGTGATGATATTTTGAGGTGGTTGTATAGTCAGTTTGTGAGTAAGTTTCGTTTCCTTTAAGAACGTTTTGAAATTCTCAATATTGTCAACAAAAGAACGAGCGTTTTCTTTTCCAATTCCATTGATTGTTTGCAATTGTTCATATTTCACCTGGTTAGTTTCCTTTGAAACCAAAATGTCAGGATACGCATTCATCATTGGTTCCAATTTTCGTTTTCCTAATCCACGACCCATTGTATTCGATACTGCCATAATGTCAATCAATGATGCTTTTTTCACTTGTTCTTGAATGCTTGTATGAATTTTCTTAGACGTTTTTTCTTTGAACCCATCTACCTTCATAAAATCAGACTCTTTCATTGCCAATATATCAGCAATAGTAGAAAATCCCGTATCTTTCATTCGTTTCAAGTTGCCAGATGACAGTCCATCTACTTCTAATCCGGTAAAGAATGCATGAACACGCTTTGCCAACACATCTTCGTCTTGTTCAATGTTTGTCACCAATACATCCACACGGGTATCATTCCAAACATAGGGAATGTCAGGCATTTTTGTTTGTGACGCTGGTGTAATGACATTTTTGATATATGGAATCACATCCCCACTGCGAATAATTTCTACCACTGCTCCTACACCTATTTTATTTGATTCAATAAATTGTCCGTTGAATCCTGTAGCATATTCAATCTTGACCCCTCCTAATTGAATGGGTTCAATACGAATCTTGGGTTTGATATATCCCGCTTTACTGGTTGTCCAAATAACATCTACTACTTTTGCTTCCGCCATTTGTTCGGATAATACCATCTTGAATGCAAATGAATGTTCTGGGTTTTTATCCTTGCGAGGATATACTTTGTCATTAGTAACAATCACACCGTCAATTTCATAATCATAATGGGTTCGCCAATCGACTAGAACAGAAGACAGCAATTCATTACTCAATGCTTTTTCCATTCTATGTTGAACAGTTGTGAACCCAGATTTTTCTAGTAACTTCATTTGTTCGCTGGGTTTTACATCTGGAACAATGACTTCATATGCTACAAAATCCAGGTCCTTCAATTTGGGGTCAATACGTTTGCTATTGATAATGCCTGATACTAGATTGCGCGCATTTGCAAATTGAGATGTATACTTTGTTTCAAATGTTTTCCGCGAAAGAATAAATTCTCCTCGCACTACCATATTATTTACTTTGGGTAATTTCAAATGGGAAATAAAATGACTGACATCTTGTCCCACTTTTCCATCTCCACGCGTATACAATTTGGGTGTTTCCCCATTGGTTGTGTATAGACCACTTACTCCATCCAATTTACAAGACAATATATATGGACCTTTGTATTTTTTATTCCAATTTCCAAGCGCATTGCTGTCCGGTTTAATTTTATCCATAGACCCCATAAAATAAGGTAAAGTCACTTTGTTTTTTTCAATCACAGGAGCCCCTATTTTATTCAATATGGGATTGTCAGGATAATTGCGTGCCATATACTCCATCAAAATGTCATATTCAGAATCCGTTAGTAATGGTTTTTTACTACGGTATAATACATTGGCCTTATCAATGGCAGATTCTAATTGTTTTTCAGTTAAGGATTCGATTACAGTTATGCCGTCTTTTTGAAACTCTTTTAAAATGGTTGTTATTAATTTACGTTTGGGTTCCTTGGTGACAATCTCGTTTTTTGGTTCTTGGTTTTTTTTCTTGATTGTTTTGTTTTTGGGAGAGCCTAGTTTGTGTTTGCTGCTTGGACTTGTTTGTTTGGGAACACTTGAAAATTCAATTGAATTCCCGTCAATACGATGTTCTGGTGCCTTGTATACCAATCCCAAAAAGTCAAATACATCTTGTTCGCTAAGGAAAGTGTGGTTTATTTTTTCTTTTGATTTTGTTGTAATACCATGTTCGTTCATTGTATATCCCAATGTTAATGCGTGTGCGCGCATAACCGTGTTGAACGCTTTACTTCCTGTAAAATAGAGAATAGCAAACGGATATTCTTCCGGGGATGTATACATAAAATCAACACGCCGGGCCTTGGATTTTTTAGTTAAATGAGCAACCACCAAACATTTGGTAAGTCCTTGTGACAAGATTTCTGTAATAATCCCTTTTTGTTGCAGTTGTTCGATAAATTTGGGAAACAACGACCTATCTTGGGACGTAATAATAACATCAATATCTCCTGATTGTTTGAGACCACGACGATAACTTCCAACTATTTCAAATTGGTCGGTTGTGGTCTGCTTTACGCTGTTGAATGCATTGGAGAACAAACAATTATATTCGTCAATTTCTTTACGGGGAATTTTTTCCAAAATATCTTCATAATATTTGAGTCCAATCTTCTGGTTGTTATTTAATAATTCTTCTTGTTGTTCTCTCAATTCTTTAATCGTCGAGACCCCCTTATCTACTAATTCTTGGGCCTTCTTTGCACCTACTCCATAAATATTGGTAAAAACCAGTCTTGGATCATTGCGCAATCTCTCTAAGGAATCTATTTTTCCAGTTTTTAAATATTCGTCCATTTTTTTATAAATGGCTTCGCCAATATTGGAGACTTTTTTTAGTTGGTCTACTTTTGTGATAGGTTCATTGTGTTTCATTAATGATTCTTGCGCTTTTTGGTAAGAACGACTACGAATCATGTCTCCTTTCTGCTTCATTAAGGATGAAAACTCACCCAATATGGTAATCATATCATGACGACGGTCTGATAAGGTGGTCATTGTTCGTATAATTATATGAATTATATGAATATTTAACTCAATTTTTATGAGAAAGGT